CCGTCAGGCACTACTCTAGAAATTACTTGCTGTAGTTTTAAGTGTGTTATCTGAATTAAATCAGCAAAAGGAATCATCCTGCGAGTTAAAGACTCTATAACTCCCTTATACATACGAGGAGCCGAAGCTACATAGTTAGGTATAGCATACTGCGAAGCAGATTTAGGGCGAACCATATTTTCTGCTGCTTCCCACTTAAGAACAATGTTTGTTCCCATAACCATTACCCCATCATACCATATATCTATAGTCTTCTCAACCTTTTCAAAATTCCCCTCATCCATCATGTCTTGGGGAGGATTGAATTGGTCATCTTTCTCAATCATCCTAGACCCACCTCCTTCTAATATCTTCTTCTTATATACAATCTTTTTAGTGGTCTTATAATTAAAGTACATCAAAGTCGTAGTATCACGATAGAATATATCGTTGTCATAATACTGAGCTACATTATAGTAGTCATACCAACTTTGCCCACTTTTAGAAATCTCTTCTAAATCTTCTTTAGTAAGAGAAGGGTCTATCTTAAGGAGTTCTGTAATGGGAACATTTTTAATCTCTCCCCAATAAAAACAGTCTTTAAACTGTGGGTCTTCTGTATAACTATAGACCACATTTGCAGGGTCTACATAACTTAACTTAACTCCTGTGCCGGGTAAAAATTCGTGCTTGGATACCGATATTCCTAATACTGTTAAGTCATAGTCTAATCGTCTCCTAATGTCGTCATAGTGATTTGAATCAAAAATAGTGTTTATAGCTTCCTCTTCTGCAATTTCAATAGCAGGCTTGTAATTAAGCTGCATATATAACTGTAGTTCTTCATCGGAAGTAGGCAACTCTTCAGGAGGCATTACAAAAGTATCTACCCCTGTTTTTTGTTGAATAGTTTCAAGTATAGGTTTAGCGGCCATCTGACCTTCAATCATATTCTGATACTTACTCCTCTTAGATTGAGACAATGCATCTTGAGCATATGCCTTAACTTTAAATAAACGTTCAGACATACCATTAACCACAATATCCACAAACTTAGGAAGGATAGGTACAGGGGTCCAATCTAAATTTAGATAAGATAAATCGCCATCAATGGCAAGCTCATTTTTATATTTTGCAATAGACTGTTCTCCACGAGCGTACAAACGAAGTCTATTAAAATCTTGCGCTTGGGTATAAAATCTACATTGATTACTCGTTTTTTTAAACCACTCATACTGAATAGCTTGACCAATCTGTAGTCCAAATTCCACTGTTGCTTTCTCTGCGTCAGACACAAATTGGCTAGGAAAGCCTGCAGATGATATGTTCACTTTGACATTCTTCATCTAATTATCTCGCTTGTTGTTCCATGATTTTTATACTGAGCGAAGGTAAGGCTTAATTTTTTCGTCTTTTGCACAGGGGTATATAAATGTTTTTGATTTGCCATAATAGCTAGTCCTGAACTAATAGTAGCGTCAAAAGCTGTTCTATTACTTATATCAAACTTGGCCCAATCCTCAAGTGTTCTTACGAAAGGCATAGTACCCATGTCATCAGAATCTCTAAACGTACCTTCTAAATCTAACCCTATATGTTTCTCTATATATGACTCTATAGCTGAAGCGTGAGCTTGTTTTATATCCTCAGAAGAGTTTGGCATACCTCCTAACTCTCGCTCAGTTTTGGAGAGTTTATTAAAATGCTTATCAGGTCGGTTCATACAAAACCCTCGATATCCTCTATTCTTAAAGTGATAAAGCAATCTAGGTTTGTTATTCTCTATAAGAATAGGCATACCATAAAACACACAAGCCATAAGAACCTCTTCGAAAAATATCTCTGCCGTTTGAGGTCTCGCTACATACTCTAAAAAAAACTCATTGGTAGGAGCTTCATCCATATGAAACTTTGTCATTCCGTGAAGAGCTCCATTAGAACCTCCCCCTCCTACTACTCCTGAGATATCGTAAGAGTCACACCCAAAAGACCCAATATGTTCATTGCCGGGGTATTTAACCCCTCCCCTTGTTTCTATTCTGTTCTGTAATACAGGGTTAGGAGTCCATCCCACTTTAAACCTCCCACGTATGTCAGGGTAGAAAACTACTTTAGAATCTACTTTCCCGTCTTTCCATCCAAAAGACCCCTGAGTAACATACTGCTCTCGAATTAAAGTCTCAGCATAATCTAACTGTTGATAGATTTTAGTGAGGTTAAATAAAGAAGACTTACTCTCATCCCTAAAGGCATGCGACTCTGTACGAGGGAACTGTCTATAAAATTCATTTAAAGCATCAGGGTCATTTTTTAAAGACTCTACCTCAGCCTCCCAATATGTTAAGGCCCCCGACTCAATCATTATATCATCTATACCTTTAATAGGTTTTGTAGGTTTATCTACTACAGGCTCTCCAAATCGGTCAATAAAACCTTCCATATTATATTCCATAGGAATAAATAAAGAGTATAGCCCGCTTTTAGTCTGCCCGTTTCCATTACGGTTTTTTGCATTTGAGTCTTCATATAACTTCTTAAAGTTATCTCCTCCTTTATTTAAAGCATTGGAAGTAGAACCCATTAAACACTTACCTATAATTCGGCTACCTAAACGTAGACATGTTTTCGTAACACGCCAATTGTTTAAGATATTGTTTGGCTTTATCCATTTACCACTTTCATCATGTACAAGAAGTAATAATTTCTCTCCATCGTAAGAGTTATCGTCTGTATTTTTCCAATCAATAGTGGTATCCAATCCATCCAACTCATCAATAGATAGTAGATGCATATTCTTTTTTGTAATCTTAGAGGCAGGTATCCTAAACGCTAGCTCAGTTTTAGGTTTGTCCATACCATCTTGTATAGGCTTAAAGAAAAATGGTAACCTATTAGCTATAGGAACAACCTTATCGGTAAACATCTTTTTGGCATCAGAACCTGTTTTAGAAAGTATACCCACCCTAGCATCGTTGGCTAAAGTCCCGGTATTTACACACTCTGAAGACCCCATAAAAGAAAATCCTGAACGCCTAATTTTTAAGTACGACATCCCGAAACATCGGGTGTCAGCTTTACAAGCTTCCCAATATATAAAGAATATCCTATTAGCTTCACGAAAGTCAGGAAACCCTACATCTATAGTAGCCCATTGTAGATACATATAGTGAGCACCCGTAATATAAGTAGGGATACCATTGTTCATAAACCAATAGCCATGCTCTCTTTGGTCAAACTCTGCTTCGATATAATCTATCCACCTATCTTTAAATACTGCAGGCATTTCATTCCATTGAAATATAGAAGCTATCCTAGATAAAGGTTTCGGGAGAGGGGTGCGTTTCCAATACTGTGCCTCTTTTTTTTCTTCTTTAGATATATCTTTCGGTACAGGAGGAAGTCCTATATTTATACCTGATACATTTATTACCTCTCCTAACTCTCCTGAAGTAGAGATAATGATAATGTCATATTTAGAATTATATCCATATTGCCATGTTTTTGCACGGTTTTTATTAGACATAACATTAGTAGGTACTAACTTATGTACCGTCGTATATAGCTTATTTTTTAGCTCTTTGTTCTGCAAATCCCTGTTTACTATCGGTGCGACTTCCGCTACTACTCGCTAAGTTAATGTTTTCTTGCTCCACTTCAATCTTAGCCAATATATCAAAAGCATCAAATATGCATAGCTTTTTGGTAGCAGCAGCATTTTTAAGTCTATCCGCAGCCAACTCATCCTCAGGGTCAGGCTTTATAATATCCTCTAAAGCAACCTTTATCAATTGCTCTACAGCACGTTTCCCTGCTGCAATTATCTTTATCTTAAGTTCATTAGATTCCATTTGCCATAGTTATCTGATGGTCATATATCCTGTACAACTTCTCTCCATCAATATTAAATGCATATTCCGAATCAGGGGTGAAAGATATCTTAGTTCCTTTTTTCACTCCTTGACTAAGGAGGTATTTATTAGCGTATACCATCTTCCCCATAAGAGGTTCTTCAGTGCCGGGTTTAGATAACAAAGATTTCTCTATAGGAATTGGTTTAACGAAACAAAACCTATCATGCGAATGCCATGAGCCATCTTGCTTATA